GCAGATATTAGAGTTCCAGGTATGAACCCAGACGAAGTCTGCAAAGCAATTATTGCATCAGATGTTCAGTTTGATCAGATCATTCGTGAATTCTGGGATAAAGATAAAGGCGGCGGATGGACACATATTAGTGTATCAAACACTAAAGACACGCCCCCACGTCGTCAAGCTCTGATCATTGACAAAGTAGGTACTCGCCCATATGCATAAGAGTATAATTAATTTATTGATTACCGCGAATAGGGTGCAAAGATGACTGCTTCTTTTGTACTGACTTATGACAATCTAATTACTACTGTCGAGCAGTATTTAGAAAGAAATGATGCTGCAGTTGTCAATCAAATACCTACTTTCATTACTCTGTGTGAATATGAGATTGCACAGCAGATTAAAACTTTAGGTCAGCAGCAAGTAGTAACTAGCACTATGCTATCAGGTAATCCTATTATTCCTAAGCCGGCTAGATGGCGTAAAACTGTCTCGATGAACATAGACAATGGTAATTCTTATCAGCCTGTCTATCTTAGAAAATATGAATATCTAAAGAACTATTCACCGGCAGATGCTGCTACCGGTATTCCTCTGTACTATGCAGACTATGATTACGATCATTGGTTAGTATCGCCTACTCCTAATCAAGACTATGATTTTGAAGTGCTGTACTATGAAAGACTACAGCCTCTTGACTCTGCAAATCAGACAAACTGGATTACACAGAATGCGCCAAATGCTATGCTCTTTGGTACGCTTTTACAAGCTATGCCGTTTCTAAAAAATGATCAACGTCAAATATTCCAGCAAAAGTATGACCAAGCTATGCAAGTTCTGAAGATGGAAGATCAGCTTCGTCTTGGTGATCGTCAAGCTATTGCAATTGAAAGCTAAAAATGACTACATATATTAATCCGTTTACAAATCAGACAATTAACCCATCTCAAGTAGGCTATGAGTCATTAACGATTTCGTCGGATACTACACTTCAGTGGCCTGTCAATGGTAATACAAGCAACATTGTTGCAAACATTATTCAGGTTACTGCAACGACTGCCGGCTTAAGTCTTATTTTTCCTTCTGCACAGCAAGTGTCAGTAGGTCAGTCAGTCATTATTAATAACGTAGGCGCAAATTCTTTTACTGTTAAGAACAACACAGGCGGCACAATTGTTGCAATCAGTTCAGGCATTTCGCAATACATCTATCTAACCAATAATTCGACAGATGCAGGTGTTTGGAGCTCAGTCACATTTGGTGCAGGAACATCTTCTGCCAATGCAGCAACACTTGCAGGATACGGATTAAAAGCAATTAGTACAACTCTTAACCAAGCATATAATCTTTCCGTCTATACCACAAGTACAACTCTTCTTCTTGCTGATAGAGCTTCTTTTGCTGTTTGGGAAGGTGGCGTAGGCTCCATAGTTCTACCTAGCGCTGCTTCTGTAGGCAATAACTGGTTTGCAATGATAAGAAATAACGGAACAGGTATTCTGACTATTTCTTGTTCTGGTGCTGATACGATTGATGACAATGCATCTCAACAACTTCAACTTGATGAATCGTTTGTTGTTGTGTCTAACGGTGTTGACGGATACAATTCATTCGGTTATGGTCAGTCATCAACTTTCTTCTATACCATTTTATCTAAGTCATTAACAGGTCTAGGCCCAACAGTTACGCTGACTACAAGTGAAGCATCTAATGCTATTCAAGAATACACTGGGACTTTAAGTACTAACATAAACGTTATACTGCCTCCGACAGTTCAGATGTATACATTAACGAACTTAACCACAGGCGCATTTTCACTTACTTTTAAGACTGCTGCAGTAGGTGGTTCTACAGTTACAATACCTCAAGCCCAGACTTTAATTGTGATCTGTGACGGAACAAACGTATACAATGCTAACTCAGCTACTGTATCTTCTTTAACCAGTTTAACATTAAGCCCTGGAACAGGTTCAGCGCCTTCTTTAAACTATACTGGAGATACAACAACAGGCTTTTATCGACCTTCAAGTGGTCAACTAGGTTTTTCATTGACAGGTACGTCAAAAATGACGCTTGAAGCTGACGGTCTCCATGTTGTTGATGGCATTAAAGGAGGCACGTTTCCTTGACAGCAAACGTTATATCTCTAAATATTCCTGCTGGAATACAAAAAGACGGTACGCTGTTCGATGCACCGATGTATGTAGACGGACGTTGGGTTCGTTTTCAGCGCGGTCGACCAAGAAAGATGGGCGGATATAGAAGTATTTTTTACAATGCTCCGAGTATATCTCGTGGCATGATTATGCAATCTCAAACAGGTCTAAACTACGTTTATTCTGGATTTTTTGATTCATTAAAATTTTGGCAGACTGATGACAATAATGGTGTTGGATCCGGTCCTGCAGCTGTTTCACTAAGTAACTTTACATCTAGCACCAATAATCTGTGGCAGTTTGATATAGGCTATGACTCTAATGGTTCAGCTACATTACAGCTTATTGCTCACCCCGGCCAAAATTTAACTAATATTGACAGTACTGTAGAAACGCCTGTCTTAACAGGTGCTTTTGCAGGTAGCTCATTGTCAAAAGTTGGTGTATTTACTGCAGTAGGTGATACATCAGGCACTACAATTACTATTGCATCTGCAAACTTTTTAATTGGGGTTGGTCAAGTAGTTACAGGTTCAGGTATTTCTGCTAATACAACAGTTACTGCAGTCTCTGTGGCAGGCGGCACAACTACAGTAACAGTGTCAAACACAATGACTACTCTCACAGGCATTACTATTACATTTGATAACGGTGTCAGTGTATCAGGTGGTGCATGTATGTTATATCCGTATCTGTTTGTCTATGGCAATAACGGCACTATTAGAAATAGCTCTGCAGGAGATTTTTCAAACTGGGTAGCAGCTGATGCCAATGAAAACAGCGTGTCTGCTACAAAGATTGTGAAAGGCATGGCAGTTCGTGGTGGTACAACATCACCTGCAGGGTTGTTTTGGTCACTTGACTCATTGATTCGTGTCACATATAGCCCTACTACAGTAGGCGCTTCTACATTGTATTGGAAGTACGACATTGTGACCAGTCAGTCTTCAATTCTATCGTCTCAGAGTGTTATTGAATATGACGGTATCTATTATTGGTGTGGTGTTGATCGATTCTTAGCTTATAACGGTGTCGTTCAAGAGATTAAGAACAATGCAAACATCAATTACTTCTTTGACAACTTAAACTACACACAAAGACAAAAAGTTTGGGCAGCTAAGATACCTCGTTGGGGCGAAATATGGTGGTTCTACCCTCATGGTGACTCTACAGAGTGTAATAATGCCATTATCTTTAATGTCAGAGATCAGATTTGGTATGATGCAGGGTTTGCAAGCGGTGCAAGTCGCTCAGCTGGTGTATTCTCTGAGGTGTTTAAGTTCCCTATTTGGGCAGACAATCAAGAAAATCAGCTAAATACTTATTCACTTTGGCAACATGAGATTGGCACAGATATTGTATTTCTAAATACTGTCAGTGCTGTTGAGTCATACTTTGAGACTAATAGTATTGGCTGGGTTGGAGGTGGTCCTGGGCAGAGAACATTGCAAGGCGCTAATCGATGGATTCGACTTGAACGACTTGAGCCTGACTTTGTACAAACTGGCGATATGAGCTTAATTGTGACAGGTAAAGGCTATGCAGAAGATGTAGATGATCCATCTGACCCATATGATTTTTCACCAACAACTCTTAAGTTAGATTTAAGAGAACAGCGTCGTGAAATGAGATTAAAATTTATTAGTAATACAGTCGGTGGCAATTATCAGATGGGTAATGTTCTGATCAGTGCTGATATTGGTGATGAGCGTAGCACAGGAAACCCATAATGGTTACATATGATCCTCGCGGCATGACTTGGGACTATTGGTGTAAGCTAATGTCAGAGCTGTTTGCTACACAGCAGCTTGGTACTGTGTCAGAAGATCGATGGAAAGACTGGGCATGTGGTATACAGGGCATAGGCTTTTTTGTGAATTCAGGGGTGCCTGATCCTAGACTTTTTGATGACTGGAAAGACTGGGCAGCACAGATGGTTGGTATTATGTCAATAGATAATAGGTAAAGTATGAAAGCATCTGAAATCATCTACAACGACAAGTATAGTCAAGAAGACGGGCCTGACAGAATATTGCGTACTGTTGCTAAACTTGTTAAAGACGACATGGCTGTTATTCTTCAAAGCGGAGAAACAGTCTTGCTTGTTGTACGGTTAGGCGACGGTGCAGTTGAAGTCCATGTATATACCATGGACAGCGGTCTAAGACTTATCTCTGCAATGAAGGTACTAATTCAGAAATTAAAAGATTCTGAAATTCAAGTTGCATATATCGCCGACCCTAGAGATGCTCAGATGCTGCAAGTACTGAGAATGAATGACCTTCAAGTGAAGAAGTCTGATCGACCAGAATACGGATGGATGATTACAAGATGAAATATACTAACTTTACAGAATTACCAATCCATGCCTTTCAGCCTAAACTAGGCAAAGGACCGTTTTCATATGGCATGACTCTCGAAGGTGGTGGAGGTGGTGGGGGCGGAATCGTTGGCGGTATTGTTAATGCCGTTAGTAGCGTATTTGAAGGTGTAGGCAAAGCTGTTGAAAGTGTCGGTCAAGCCATTAGTGATGTCGGTGTAGAAATTGATAAAGGTGTTAATAATGCAGTCCCAGGTGGCTGGGCTACTGTAGGCACAGTTGCACTAATGGTGGCTGCTCCTTATGCAGCGCCATATTTAGCAGGTGAAACTGCAGTAGCAGCAGGAGCAGCAGAAGCAGCAGCAGCTTTAGAAGCGGCAGCAATAGCAGAAGGTGCAACTACAGCAGGCATGGTAGCCGGTACAACTGCTGCAAGTACTGCGCCGACTCTAGCCACAGTTGCAGAAGCAGCTGCAGTGAATGCAGCTAAATCAGCAGCCATGAATTCTGCTGCACAACTGGTTACGACAGGTAGTATTGATCC